CGCATGGACTGCGCCCGCAGTGGCGTCGCCGGTAGTGCAGTGGACTTCCGGCTTGGTAGCCGCAGCGTTGAACGCATAAGCCGCTACCAGGGTCGAGCTGTCGGTCGAACTGCCGGCCGTCAGGTTGGTGTTGGCCGCGCCGAACTCAGTACCAGACGAGAAGCCCAGAGACCAGCCGCCAGCGCAACCGGTGATCGTGGTAGTCACCAAGAGGGTGCCGCCCATGACCGTAGACCGCGTCGGGATGTTGATTCCGAAGGTGGTGTTCGCAGCAGAGGTGCTCAGGACCAGCGGATCGCCAGAGTCGATGAACCACTGGACGGCTCCACCACCGGAGGCAGCCGCAGCGTTGATGGCTTCCTGGATTCCCTGATCGCCCGAGCGGACAACGGAGCCCGGACCGTGCGGATTGGCGAAAGTAGCAGTAAAAGAGCAAGTGCCAACCTGCGACGGAGTGCTGCAGCTTACCGCCGAAGGCGTCACGACTTCATAGGCCGCGCCGGTATCAATGGCAATCGGTACATTGGTGGCGATCGGAACGAAAGCCTTGGCGCCAGGCCCAGAGTAGGCCGTGCCGTAAGTCAGCGTCAGAGTGCCGGAGGTGGAGCCGCCAGCAACCGAACCACTGTAGGTGTAGACGGTCAGCGGCGAAGAGCTGCCAAAGCCGAAGTTGTACTGACTGGAAACGAAAACGATGTCACCGGAAGCGGTTTGTGCGCCTGCCACACTCGCCATTGCCAGTGTGATCGCAAGCGCCAAGATAGAGAGTGTGAACTTGCGCATGGGTTGATGTCTCCTTGTGGCCGTGAAGGCCTGGTTTACTTGGGGGTCTGAACTACGCGGAATTTCAACCCACCCGCAGCACCGCGTGACTGCTGGGCGGGGTCGATGCCTGTTGTGCCGTCAAGGACGCAGCGCCGAACAGTAACGTCAGTGCCGTTATCAGCAAAATCGTCTTCTTCGTGATAGTCCTTGTTGCAGGCAAACTCAGGCAGATTGTTGGTGTCAGGGCGATTCACCACCTTTGGTCGGTGGTTCCGGCTATCGAAGTGGGTCGCTTAACAGTTCTCTGGGCGTGGGCTTGCGCTGCACAATCCAGCGGTACTCATTGGCATGGCGAATGAACCACCACCAGAGCCACGTCGGGCACCATGCGCGCTTGACTGCGACGAGCGGCATTAACGCTCAAGCTCGCGCTTCAAATCGTCGATGATGCTGGTTCCGTGAGTGCCGTACTTATGCCGGTACTCACCGCCGGGGATGGTGTGGTAGTCCAGAATCTTCTGCGCTAGCCAGCACGGGAAAGAATTGGTGCCGAGGAAAATATAGTCGCTGACTATTGAGGGCGATGTGAGGGTAACGACGTTGCCAATGACGTTGCCAAATCCGTCAATGAACGGCGCCTGGTCGTCGCTCGGATTGCACTTACATTTGCAACACATTTACACAGCCTCGCTTCCACTGTCCGCGCCAGCCCCAATCAGGTCCGCCATCTGCCCGTCTTCCTGTCCGCCGCTGTCGCACTCGGGGCAACCTTCGTGCATGGCGTCGTTCTCTTCGCCGTGCGCGTCTTCTGCGCTCTCGTGGTTCTTGATTTCGGGCTCGGAGCCATGCTCTGGGTGGGGGTGGGCGATGGTGTGATGGGTGTGGCCTTCATGCATCGGCGGCTCACCCTTGGCGCTTCCGCCGTGGTGGAGTTCGACGTGATGCGCCAGCTTGTGGCCGTTGAAGTCGTGGCCGTTGTAATTGGCCAGCTTGGCTACCTTGTCGTGGATGCCGGGAGAGACTTTCTCCTCAAGCTGGTCTTCGGTCTTATGCGAGACGCCCCCCAGAGACTTGGCAGCCTGGGGGTTCATGTGGAAGCCCTTGCTTCCGTCTTTCTTGGGATAGGATGGCATCGCTTACTCCTTGGCCGAAGTCTGCTCGGCTGCTTTCTTGTCTTCGGCTGCCTTGTCGAGATCGGCTGCGGATGGATTGCCATCGATGGCAATCAACTTTCCGTCGAAGGATATGTTTAGCGGATCCTCGCTCCAGTACGACCCCTTGCTGTCTGCCGACTGGTGCGCCACGTCGTAGCGGAACTCTGGCACAAACGGCTTCACAAAGAAAGCCAAGGCTAGCTTCGGCTCGCCGCTACTTCCCTTGCCCGCATCCAGCGGATTCACGGCCATTACGATGGCGTTGTACTGCACACCCTTTTCGGTGAATAGAACCTTCTCGCCAATCTTCATTGCTTCGCTCCTTTAGCGATTTCCTGCTCGGCCATCTCGTCGGCGTGATGCTCAACCGAGCGCTTGACCTGTGGCCAGCTATTTCGACCGCCGCGCAGGATGACGTTGTGTTCGCGCCAGTGGGCGCCTATTTCTGCTTGTAACTTGGCCGGGTCTTCCGATTCCACCACCCAACCGCATGAGCATTTCGCACTGCGTTCGGCGCGGGAGATAGAATGCTTGGCCTTGAGGATGTCTTCTGCTGTCTTGGGTGGTTCGTTGCTCTTGTCGAAGCGGCGCAGGGCTGGGGTCAGCGTCTCGATCAGGCGATCATTCTGCTTGTGCAGTTCGGCGTTGGCGCTCTCCAGTCGCGTGACCGTCGCGGCGTGCTCGCGTAGTAGGAGCCAGAGGAGAATGAATACGACTCCAGCCAATAGGAGGATGGCGCTGGTCAATTCCCTCTCCAGTTCCTCGTCTTACGCAAGGGCCGGTGATCCTTCTTCCACTGTGTGTCGAAGCGCAAATGCTCCAGGTGCTTCATGGTGTTGATGTGCGCTAGGTTCGGAGTCTTGATCGATTCAACCAGCCGCTGCATTGCGCCTTGTAGCTGAACTTCCTTCGGAATCGGGCTGGGCTTGCCCAGCTTGCCGTACAGCCCGTGGCCTACGCCGGCAATCGGGTCGTCGCCAGCGAATGAGGCGATCTGGTCAATCTTCTTCTCGTCGCGTGGTGCGCGCGGGATAACCTCGATCAGCTTCTGGCACTGGCTGGAAATCTGCCACTCGGGAACTTGAATCTGAACCGCTCGTCCTACGTCGTCGCGATACTCCGAACCGACCGGCAATCGGTTCCGTAGAAGCTGGTACATCAACTGCTCGCGCCCGACCTTGTCCGTACCGGCATTAACCGGCAGCGGGAAGCCTTCGGGGCTAAGGATCTTGCCCATTCGGCGGGCGATCGTGTTCTGGTCTGTCTTCTGGTGAAAAGCGTCGTGGCTCAGGTAGAAGGCATCGTACTTGACTGCGTGCCCGCCGTCGGCGATCTCTGATTCTTTGACAATGCTTTCGGCCAGCGTCTCCGGCGGCTGGTGATTCACTACCAATTCGTGATAGGTGCGCTTGACTCCGAACTCGTCGATGCAGTGCCAGTAGATTGCCGACCAGTGCTCAAATCCCCAATCGGCTGATAGCCATCGTGTCCACCAGGGCTTAATCTCTACCGAGTCCTGTTCGTAGACGTGCTCGGCTTCGTCCCATGCATCGGTGAAGTAACCACCGACCACGCCCCACTTGCCCTCTTTCAGCGCATCGCGGATTGCCGCGGGGTACGCTTCGAGGTTTTTTAGGAACGTTGGGTCATTGGCATAGACTGGATTGTCGCGATAGGTGCAGGGGAAATAGGCGTAGTCTTCCGGGTCGTAGGTCAGCCGCTGGTCTTTGTCCATCTCCTCGCATGGCTTCTTGTCGACAAACAGCCGCTTGAGCCATCCAGCGCCGATCCCAATCGGGTTACTGGCGCCATCCTTGGTTGCGTGCGGACTTACCGGGCAGCGATTCCAAGCCGATGTCGCCTGCCACTGCTGAAACGTGAACTCGGCCAGTTCGTCATAGCTGATCTTGTACCACTGGCCCTGATAGCCCCAAGCGTCGTGCTCGTGCTGCATGGAGCCGAACTTTGTGGTTGCTCCGTTGTGCCAAGTAACTACGTTCTTCTGCTCGTGATACGACTTGTAGAGCTCGCGAGGTATCTTCTCCCGAAACCGCGTAACCACCGTGGCCTCGAGCTTAGGATTCGTCCGCCGCAATAGCAGCGTGTGGACCTGTTTGGCTTGTTCCGGATCCCCGAACTCGTTGCACGCAATCATGTGCTCAACGAGGAGAGCCAACGTCTTTCCAGGACCGGCTGCGCCACCCAGCAGCTTGTGCTTTATCGGAGACGCATGGAACGCTGCCTGAATCGGGTATGGCTGGTAGACGCGGTTGAAGTCAACGATGAACCTGTCCAGCCCGGAACTAGCTGTTGCCATCTAATCGCGCCGGCCGCGGGACGCTGTGAACAAGTTGAATAGGTCCGCCACCGGAACCGGTGAGCTCCATTGCCTGCCGCGGCTTGCCGTCCCTGCGATCAGTTAGATACTGCAGTGCGTTTAATCTCGTGCGCCAGTCGGGAACCTCAATCGGGCCTTCCTTTGTGGGAATCGTGCTGGTCGCCATCAGAAGCTGATTCCACAGCCCATTCTCATCTACGGCGGCTAGGATCATCGCGGCCGTTACCGCTTGACCCGCAGATGATTCGCGGATAATTCGAATCTCCGGCTCAACCTGCTTCAGCGCCGTAGTGCGCTGGATGATATTTCCTGTGCCGTTCGGCCGTCCCGCGCCTGAGCGCTTACCACCTCGGGGCATAACGTTTGATTTCTATGATTTCTTTGATAAATTCGCGCTTTCTTTGATTTCCCGTTTGATTATTGCCCGCTTACGTTGTCGTAGTAATCCAAGTCGGGTAGCCGGCTGCTGTGGCCCATCGTGCGTGCGCCGGCGTCGCCCTTGGTGCCGATCTTGACCTTGATGCCCAATGCGGCGTGCAGGCAGCGCTGGCAGATTTGCCGGTTGGACTTCTGGCCGCAGGATTCGCACTTAACTGACATGCTTGCAATAACCTACACGGGTTGCGAACGGCGCGGAGCGTCTTGACTCTTCATCTGCCACATGTTGATTCCGCCGGACTTGCGAACCACCCAGGCATCGGTGAAGTTGTCGGCTGGATCGCGGCTTACTGCTCCGTCGTATCCCGCAGCAGCGACGATCTCGCTTGAAACCGTCAGCGGCCGCACGCGGATTTCCCGCGATGACACGCGATCTGCGCGACCGAGCGCAACGAGCGCTTCGGCCCGCCAGCGTGGCAGGTGATAGGTTTTGCTGCTTCCGTCTGCTGGAATGACTTTGATTCGGGCCATGAAGTTGTATAGGCGGTTTTGGGGATTCAGGATGTTCTGGCTCATGCCAGGGTCGCCCAAACTGTGATACGCGCGGGCGCAAACGCAATTCGTGGCAGTCACATAATCGGGGCGGCGAGGGAAGGAGGTAGAAAGGAAAGGTCGCCGCCCCGGATCGATATGACTATGAACGGAGGTTAGCAGAGGTTGTGTGATACCGCAATGACTGGATGTACGGCGGATGTAACCACTACTGCTTGCGGTTGCTTAGGGTTGTTCGTTTAGTCGCTGCCTGTTTGTGCTCGCGGATGATGAGGTTGATGATCTTTGAGACCTCTGTCTGATCGCGCCACCGCTGCGACTGCAACTCCCATAGATACACATCGTTGTCTTCATCAACCCGGAAGTTGTAGCGACTTTTGCGGGGCATTTAAGCCGACCCTCCCTGCTCTTTTGCTGCTGCCGCTTCTTGCCGCTTAATCTCCCTCGCAACGTACCATGCGGCTTTTTTTAAATCCTCAAGCCCCTTCTTTAGGTCGGCGCGCCAGATGTACTTGATGGCGTTGCCGAGATTGAAGTTCATGTGCTCTACGACGTCGATACATTCGATGCCAGACGGGTGGGCATTGTAATGCCTGGGATGGTCTACTGTGTCGCTCACAATCCCTCCATCGCCTTCCGCACATACCTCGGAAGGGTAGTTGTTGATTCTGGTTTCCTGGTGAAGAACG